CTGGATTCCATACAAGCCAAGCGTACGGGCGTTACAGAGGCTTCTCAAGGGTTAGACCCCAACATCCTGCAGAACGTGACTGCTGCGGCCATAGCAGCCCTTACTCAGGCCTCACAAGGCAAGATCGAGTTAGTCGCTAGGATCTTCTCCGAAACAGGCGTAAAAGATCTATTCAAAGGACTCTTACACCTACTATGCAAATATCAGGACAAAGCAGTCATCATTCGGATGCGCGGCCAGTATGTTCAATACGATCCGCGAGAGTGGTCGAACCAGTACGATGTGTCAGTGAATGTCGGACTTGGTACGGGGAACATCGAGCAAAAGATGGCGATGCTGAGTATGGTTCTTGCAAAGCAAGAGCAGATCATTCAGACGTACGGCCCGAGCAATCCTTTAGTGTCTGTCTCTCAGTATCGTGCGACGCTCGGAAAGTTGATTGAGGCAGCAGGCTTTGCAGACTCCGCTGAGTTCTTCAAGCAAGTCACTCCGGAAGTAGATGCTGCGCTTGCACAACCTCCTCAACAAGGCCCAGATCCCGCCGTACAAATGATGATGGCGCAGGCTCAAGCGGATATTGAGATCAAGCGTCAGAAAGCTATGGCCGACATTCAGCTAGCAAGAGAGAAGGCTTTGGCCGAGCTAGAACTTAAGCGTATGGAGTTTGAAGCAGAGGCGCAGATGAAGGCTATGAAAGTCGGCGCAGGCATTACGTCTAACATTGAGATACCAGGATAAATTATGGCTATTCCTGCACTACCTAGCGCGTGGTCTACTTATAACGCGAGCCAAAAGGTCAACTGGTTTCTTAATAACGGGGTAACAACATACGATTTATTGCAAGCCGGATGGATTACGTCTGCTGATGTTCCTTGGTTTGAGGCTCAAGGCATGGGTTCTGGTGAACCTCCTGCGCCACCACCAGTACAGCAAGACCCTGTTTATTACGATCCTGAGCCTGTTTATGAGGAGCCTTACTACGAGGAACCCGTTTACCAGGAGCCTGTGTATACACAACCTGTATACACACCTCCACCTGCTCCGGTCTACAACATTTATGGCTTGCAGTGGGATTCTGCTGCGCCTTTGTCTACTAAACAAGGCTACGTCCAAACGCTTTTGCGGGCAGGTATTACAGGCGACCAGATCAAGGCAAAGATTGCTGAGTTAGATCCTGCCAACGCTAACCAAGCGGCGTATGATCTGCTAGGTATTCCAACGCCACCTCCTCCACCAAGTACATCTACATCGACAAGCACTTCAACGGGATTACTGGGGACTGAGGCAACGAACACGTCTACGAGTCTGCTTGGGTCTACAACGAGCGCTCCATCAACCACAACAACCTCGACAACTTCAACAACTCCAACCTCGACAGCTCCAACCTCGACAACTCCAACAACGACAGCTCCCACGACTACAGCCGCTCCTGTTTATGATTTTTATGGATTACAGTGGGACTCTGGTTCTTCGTTGGCAACCAAACAAGGCTACATCCAAACCTTACTCAACGCTGGGATTACGCCTCAACAGATAAAAGCTAGGATTGCTGAAGTAGATCCAGCAAACGCAACGCAAGAAGCGTATACCGCGCTTGGTATACCTGCTGACGCTCCCAGAAACACGTCTCAAGACGCTGTGACGCTAATGGCGGCGCAGTTAGGTCTTGGGTTGCCTGCTGAGTGGCAGTATTACACCGGCCAGGACAAAGTTAACTGGTTTAACGCCAACAAGGTTACCGCGCAAACACTAAGGGATTACAAGGTTCCTGAGTCAGATATTGCAGAAGCGGTTAGGTTAGGCCTCGGACAGACAACAGCACCTCCTCCGTCTTGGCAGCTTCCCACTGGTATGACGCTTCCTGCTAACTGGAATCAATTTACGGGCGAACAAAAGATTGACTGGTACAACCAGAATAAAGTCACAGCAGACATGCTAAGGGCAATGGGTGTTCCAGAGTCAGACGTGCAAGCGTCTATTGCAATGGGTCTAGGGCAGACAACCACGCAACCTCCTGCTGGTACGACTCAACCTCCGAGTACGTTCAACCCTGCTGATTACCTGCCGCCGACGTTTAACCTGCCTGCGACTAACTTTGTGCCTTTTGCTACAGGCGGCGGTCAGACAAGTCTTGCTGCTCCTACTACAGGGTTCTTCTACAAGACAACACCGACAGAACAAGTTCCGTTCCAGTTCCAGTCTGGTGCTGCTGGCTACACAAACCTACGTCCCATGACGCTAGAGTTTGGAGTGCCTCAGAATGTATCTCAGGTGCAACAGTTTCAGCCTGGATACTTTAACCAAACTGCACTCCTTCAAAACTACGATTGGGCCAAGACCAACACGCAGTTAGCAGAGCAAGCAGCGCAACAGGCCCAGCAGCAGGCTAGCGAGCCAGTGCAGGGCGGTGCTATGGGTGGCAAGATCGTAGGCTTTACAGACTACGAGGAAAGGCCTGATAACGAGGTTGGCTACCAGAAAGGCGGGAAGATCCGGTCTTTACTTGGGCCTAATCCTGATGGGCCAGACGAAGGTTATGCCAAGCTACAGCGTGGTGAGTATGTCGTGCGTAGAAAGGCTGTAAACAAGTATGGCGAGGACTTCTTAGAAGCCCTCAACGAAGCAAGAATGCCTAAAGAGAAGCTAAAGAGCCTGCTATGACACAACGATGGGAACGAGCAAAAGCGTTACTAGGTGACGAGTTTCTGACGGAAATCTTCACTGAGTTGGAAAAAGACAACATCGAGCGTATTATCAACAGTAATCCTGACGACATTGACCTACGCGAGGAGTCATACGTGGCAATTCGTGCAGTGCGTCAGGTTAAGGCGCGTCTTGAATCTGTTGCCGCCGAAGGCGAGATAGTGAAGAGGCGATTTAAGATTTTTAAGTAGAGGTTAGTGTATGGAAAGCAGCAACCCGCAAGGGACTAGCTTGACAGTGGGACAGGCAGCAGATGCCTTCTTGGGTCTAATGGGTGGTGGCGAACCTCCTCCGGAGCAAGTTCAAGACCAAGCAGAAGAACAAGAGGTTGAGGCCAGTGAATCCGAGCATGAGGAAGCAGTAGAGGAAGCTCAGGAAGAGGAACAACGCTTTACGGTGAAAGCCGCTGGTGAAGAGCGTGAAGTGACCCTCTCAGAGTTGATCGAGGGCTACCAAAAGGGTACGGATTACCATAAAAAAACTAACGCGCTTGCTGAACAGCGTAAGTCCCTAGAGGCTGAGAAAGCCGCTGTAGAGCAAGCAAAGCAGGCGAGAGACGCATACTCGCAGCGTTTGCAGGCGATGGATCAGTTCTTAAGCCAACAAATGCGTGGCGAGGATATTGAAAGTTTGAAGGAAACCGACCCGATTGCGTATGCAGTCAAGGTCGCAGAGCAGACTAGGCAAAAAGAGCAAATTCAACAGATTCGTGCTGAACAGCAACGCATTGCGAGAGAGCAACAGGCAGAGCGTGAGGCGCATCTTGAGAGGCACTTAGCCGAAGAAGCGAAAAGGGTAGCCGAGGCAATCCCTGAGTATGCCCATCCTGAGAAGGGTGAGAAGGTTCGCTCTGAACTTCGTAGCTTTGCAAAGAGTATTGGTTACTCGGACACAGAGCTAGCAAATGCAACCGACTCTCGTGCTGTGTTGACGTTGTGGATGGCAAGTCAGTACCAGAAACTGCAAAAGGCAAAGCCAGGGGTAACCAAGAAGGTTGCCGAGGCTCCCAAGATGCTAAAGGCTGGTAATGCCACGGGTAAGACCATAGCAACAGAGGCAGCAAAACAGGACTTTGCGCGACTTAAAAAGACTGGTTCTCGACAAGACGCTGCAAGGGTTTTTGAACGATTTTTGTAATTTGGAGTAATCATGTCTGTTCCTTCAGGTACATACCAGACCTTCACGGCTATCGGTCAGCGTGAAGATCTAACCGATGTTATTTACAACATCAGCCCGACCGAAACGCCTATCCTTTCTTCGCTCGCTCGTACCAAAGCAACTGCTGTGTACCACGAGTGGCAGACGGATACCCTTGCCGCAGCAACCACCAACAACGCACAGGTTGAAGGTGACGACGCAACGGCAGCAACCATCAGCCCAACAACCCGTCTCGGTAACTATACCCAAATCGTTTCCAAGACGATCCAGGTGTCAGGCACGATGATGGCAGTTGATCTTGCAGGTCGTCGCGCTGAGAAGGCTTATCAACTCAGCAAGGCTTCGCAAGAGCTCAAGCGAGATCAGGAAACAATCATCTCTGCTAACCAGGGACGTAGCGCAGGTAACTCGTCCACGGCTCGCAAGATGGGTTCGCTTTTGTCTTGGCTCAAGACCAACTCGAACTACAACACCAGTGACGGTGCTAACCCCACCACCATCGGTGTTTCGACTCGTTCGGATGGCACGACTCGCACCTTCACTGAGGCAATTCTCAAGGATGGCGTTCAGCAGGTTTACACCTCTGGCGGTAGTCCCAAGATCCTCGTGGTTGGCCCTGCACTCAAGCAGACCGTTTCGGCCTTTGCAGGCATCGCAGCACAGCGTTACATGGCTCCTTCTGACGCACCGACGACCATCATCGGCGCAGCAGATGTGTACCTGAGCGACTTCGGTTCGATCTCTGTAGTTCCAGATCGTTTCGTTCGTAGCCGTGATGCGTTTATCCTTGATCCTGAGTATGCAGCGATTGGTTATCTGCGTCCCTTCCAGACCAACGAGCTTGCCAAGACTGGTGACTCGGAGAAAACTCAGATCCTTGCTGAGTTCACGATGGAGATGCGTAACGAGGCTGCTCACGGTATCTTGGCTGACCTCAAGACAGCGTAACAAAAACTGTGGTAAAAAAGAGGGAGGCGTAACAACCTCCCTTTTTTTATGCTCAAAACTAAATTTCACGTCACCGACGATCAGTATGTCTTTGAGAGAACTCAAGACATCACGGATATTGTCGAGCAGAACAAGGCACTCTATAACGCAACGGACGAGCGTGAGCGTTGGGGTGAGTGGACTCGATACGCTCAACTGCCATTTGCGGTGGTTGACGATCTAAATAAGCAAGGGATCATGCGAGGCTTTGCTGTCGCAGACGAGAAAAAATTCAGGGCGTGGATGAACGACCCAGAAAACAGACACTTTAGAACTCGACCAGGGAAAGTATGAAGATAGCCTTTTGTGTTCCATGTCGGGACACGATGATGACGGGTACTGCCTTCGACATGGCTCGGCTGGCAGCGTATGACGGGGCCAACAGATGTGCGACAACAGGAGGTTCTTTCCTCTTGTATACCGCCCCTGGAACGCTCATATTCAGTCAAAGAGAGTCTTTGGCTAAGGAAGCACTAGCAGACGGTGCGGAGTACATCCTGTGGGTGGACTCAGACATGAGGTTCCCCAAGAACACGTTAGAGAGACTGTTAGCCCACGGCGAAAAGATCGTCGGGGTTAACGCAGTCACAAGGCGCAAACCTGTTTTACCGACTGCAATCAACTTTCACCAAGACAAAGAGATCTTTGAGAAGATTGAGAGTCGAGGAAAGAAAGGTATCGAGGAGGTAACGGCTGTAGGTTTCGGGGTTGTATTGACCCATAAATCTGTGTTTGATGCTATGCCACAGCCGTGGTTTGATGTAGTATGGGGGGCGGGTGGTCTAATTGGCGAAGATGTGCATTTCTGCGTGAAAGCCTTAGACCACGGGATAAAGACTTTCGTGGATCACGAATTGAGCCTCGAAATAGGACACATCGGGACGCACGAATACCGGTGGAGCGATGTCGAATATGGCCCTAAGCACTTACAGCGAACTACAGACGACCATAGCTAATTATCTCTCACGAGATGATCTTACTTCCGCGATCCCTGACTTCATCCAACTCGCAGAGATTCGACTCCGTCGAGATCTACGCTTGCGCCAAATGCTTACGCAAGCATCGCTCACGGCGACTGGTGGAGTCTCGACAATTAGCCTCCCTAGCGACTTCCTGCAAGCAAGGGATGTGTACATTGACTCTGACCCCGACTTCCCTGTTACGTTCTCAACGCCGAGCATCTTTATTCGGAACGGTAGGACGAACCAAAGTGGTGTACCGACTTTCTACACTGTCCTCGGGTCTACGATTCAGTTTGCCCCAATTCCTGACAGCAATTACGACGTCAAGATACTTTACTATGCGGCCCCTGCGTTTCTATCTACAGCAGCCCCGACAAATCTCTGGCTTACGACCTGTCCGGATGCACTCCTCTACGGGTCATTGGGCGAGGCTGAACCTTATCTCATGAACGATCCCAGGCTACAGACCTGGGGTACGCTTTATGATCGTGCAATCTTCTCGCTCACAAGGTCTGACGAGGAGAGTCAGTATTCAGGTGTGCCGCTAACCATGACGGTAGCGAAGCGATGAGGGTTAACTTTGGGGAATGGTTACCGGATCAACCTGGGGTTGCTGGTGCGCTTGTAGACGCTAAGAACGTCATTCCTCAGCAAGTAGGTTATGGGCCATTGTCTACGCCTTCTGAGTGGTCAAATGCTGCTTCTGAGACGCTTAATTCTGTGGTTGCTGCTGCTGCTCCTAGCGAGGCTGTGACTGTCTTTGCTGGCGGTGATACCAAATTATTCAAGCTAGGGACGAACTTAGCCCTTACGGATGTCTCTAAGTCAGGTGGTTATACAACGCCTTCAGATCAGAAGTGGCGATTCGCTCAGTTTGGCAACCGAGTGATTGCAGCCAACGGTGGTGACAGACTTCAAGGTTACCTCATGGGTTCGTCTACTTTGTTTGCAGACCTTGGTGCTGCTGCGCCTAAGTCGAGGTATGTAACGACAGTCAGAGACTTCGTGGTTGCAGGCTTTAACAATGGTTCAACGATCTACCCTAATCGCGTGGAGTGGTGTGCGTTAGGTGACGAGACTGATTGGACTCCAGCAGCAGCAACGCAAGCAGACTACCAGGACATTCCTGATGGCGGGCATGTCAAGGGTTTGACTGGCGGTGAGTTCGGCATTGTGTTTATGGATCGTGCGGTGGTGCGGATGTCTTATGTTGGAAGTCCGCTTGTATTCCAGTTCGACACGATCTCTAGGGGTTTGGGATGTATGGAGCCCAACTCGATCATTCAGTACGTTGGGTCGAGCTTCTTTCTTTCTGACGACGGGTTCTATGTAACGAACGGACAAGAGGTTAAGTCTATTTCGGTTGAGAAGGTAGATCGGTGGTTCTTCAACACGGTGGATATATCGCAGTTATCAACCATGTCCACTGCTGTAGACCCGCTTAAGAACCTTGTTATCTGGTGTTTTAAGACCGTAGACCAGACGACTGCGCTGCTCATCTACAACTTTAACCTCTCTAAGTGGTCTTACGCTGAGGTTAACGTGGACACGATTGCATCTTCTACGGCTATTACAACGACCTCATCTTCTGGCCTTACTTTAGAGCAATTAGACGCATACGGAAGTATTGACACGTTACCTGCAAGCCTAGACTCATTTGGTTATACGGTGACATCTAACTTATTGACAGGGACGTTAGGCACAAAGATCGTTGCTTTCTCTGGCTCTGCGTTAACAGCCAACATCGTGACTCCTGACCTGTCTTTGAACGACATGCCTTCAGTCATGACGCTCATTCGTCCCGTTATTGACGGTGGTTCTTGTTCGGTACAGGTCAACTCCCGTAGAAGGCTGAACCAACAAACAGACTTTACAGGCTCAACCTACACGAGCAACGATGACAACCGTATCGGTTTACGCTCAGCAGGAACCTATCATCGAGTGAAGGCCATACCTACTGGTGTGTGGTCGTCTGCGGTTGGTTTAGACGTAACGATTGTTCCGCAGGGGATGCGATGATCTTTCGTACGCTTCCACCTTTCGGAGGCGACCAGAGGGCCGTTGCTGAGATTGTCCGTGGCATCATGGACGGTAAGACAAATAACACCGGAACGGTGACGCTTGCCACAGGAAACGCCACCACAACCACGATTACAGACGCGAGAATAGGGGTAGAAAGCAAGATCATTCTTGTTCCCTACTCTGCTGCCGCTTACGCTGATTCGATCCCGTATGGCTCGTTTTACGACGTTAACGACCAGTCTGCTGCAAGCACAACAACAGCGTATGCGATTACGTTTTCAAACACCGACTTAACAAACAACGTCTATCTTTCCAACTCCAGTCGAATCAACGTTAGGGCTGCTGGCAAGTATAACTTTCAGTTCTCGATCCAGTTTGCTAACGATGACTCGCAGATCCAGGATGTAGACGTATGGGTTAGGAAGAACGGGACTGATATTGCTGACTCGAACTCAAGGTTCTCGATTGATTCCAAGCATGGGTCGGTAAAAGGCCATGTTATTGCTGCGCTAAATCTCTTTGTAGACCTTGCTGCTAACGATTACATCGAATTGATGTGGGCTACAACGTCAACGCTTGTCATCATCGAGCATATCCCCACTCAGACGAGCCCTACGCGGCCTGCGACTCCTTCTGTGATTGCCACGATGCAGTTTGTTGGGGGGTTTTCTAACGGTGGGGTGTATGTTTCTAGCGTTACGAACGGGTCTGCGACGATTACTCATTTCCCGAATGCAACCTCCAGTAAGACGTACGGATATGTGGTGGTGGGATGAATGCAAGATACATCAAACCCGAAGAACTTAGGAAGATTTGGCCGTTCGTTAGGGCAGGATTGGAAGTCATTCTCAAGAAAAGTCCGGAGCAGTGGATACCGGAGGACATTTACGCAGACTGTTTTGCGGGAAGATCACTTCTTTGGATGTACTTTGAGGACAGTTATCCTTGCGGGTTTGTTGTTCTTCAGCCTATCGGCGATAATTTGCATATTTGGTGCGCTTATGGCAAGGGAGATTTTGATGCAGGCATGGATCATGTTCTCGTTCTTGCGAGAGAAAATGGCGCAAGGACTATCAGCTTTGATTCGTGGCGTAAAGGCTGGGATCGCAAAGCTAAGGCGTTAGGTTTTCGGCCCCGTAAGTGGGTAAGAGAGGTTTGATATGGCTGGTGGCTCAACAAACACGGTGACGAGGACGGAATTAGACCCGTCTCAGGCTCCTTATGTGCAGTATGGTCTCTCAGAGGCGCAACGTCTCTACGCCACTGGAGGCCCACAAGCCTACACAGGCCAAACCTATGTTGGCCCATCCCAACAAACGCAGGCTGCGCTTTCTGCCATGCAAACAAGGGCTATGCAAGGCAACCCGCTTGTACCTTTGGCGCAACAACAGTTAGCAAGCCAGATCGGTGGTGGTCAGGCGGCAACACTTCAGAGTCAATTTAACCCTGTCTTGCAGAGCACACTAAGCGGCAGCTTCCTTGGGCCTAATCCTTACCTAACTCAAGCGTTACAGCCTGGGTTTACGCAGGCTACACAGTCTTATCAAGACGCTATCAACCAGATGCGGTCTAAGGCTTCTGCCTCTGGACGTTACGGAACAAACGAAGCCCTTATGAGTCAGGAAGCAAGGGCTCAGGGTGCGTTAGCAAATGCGCTAACCAGTCAGGCAGGACAACTTGCTTATCAGAACTACGGAGACGAGCGAGCAAGGCAGCAGTCTGCGCTTGGCCTCAGCGCAAACCTCTACGAGCAAGAGAAGGCTAGACAACAGGCAGCTATCGGTGCTGCGCCAGGTCTTGCTGCTCAGGACTACACGGACATTGCACAACTCGCCCAAGTGGGCCAGACAGCAGAGCAATACCAACAGGCCGCTCTTGCGGATGCCATTCAGAAGTTTAACTACCAACAACAGCAACCTTACGCGAACCTACAGTCGTTCTTGTCGAGTGCTTACGGATCGCCTGCTGGTATGCAGACTATCCAACCCACTTACTCTAATCCGCTGGCTGGTGTTCTTGGCGCAGCATTGGCAGGAAAGGCGTTGTTAGCATGAGCGGTGCGGAGCCAATTATTGCCGCTGAGGTTATTGGTTCTGCTGCGGCGGCAGAGGGCGCTGCTGCGGCTGCGGCTGCTGCAACCGCTGCTGAGGCGGCTGCTGCTGCTAGTGCGGCACAAACAGCGGCAACAGCAACGGGAGCGGCAAATCCGTTTTTATCTGCTGCCTATGGCTCATTGCCTGGCATGACTGCCGGATCTCAACAGGCCGCGATGTTAGCTGCACAGACGGGAGAGTTTGGCCTCCCTGGTCTGATGTCTACGGGCGGTTCTGCAACGTACTCAGGTGCGGGCGGTCCACTTGCCAAGGCTTTGTTTTCTTCTGGTACGCCTACGGCATCGAGAATGGGCCTGCAAGGAGTAAGTATGTTGCAACAGTCTCAGCCAAGACCTATGGGGCAGGCTCCAGGCATAAAGAGAGGTCAGGCTTTGCAGGCTCCAGATATTGCATCGTATTTACCTCAACCTATCCAACGCAAACGCTTATCGTTGCTATGAGGGCATGATGGACGAGTATTTACAAAGATTGTTTGGTTCAGGACCGTCCTACATGGGGCAACTCATGGGAGCGGATGAGGCTGAGAGATTACGCAGAGAAGCGCAAAACCAAGGTTTGTTAGGCGCTGGTATCGGGCTTCTCATGGCTTCTGGGCCTTCCGCACAAAGACAGAACATAGGCCAGATCATCGGGCAGGGTCTTATGACAGGCCAGCAAGCCTATCGTGGTGCTGTGCAGCAAGCGGTGCAGGATAAGATGACTGCGCTACAGCTTGGCGAGATGGCAAAGAAACAAAGAGCTGAACAAGCATTGCCTGGCCTTATTCAGGGCGCTATGGTCGCTCCTCAAAGAGAGTTGACGGATCTTGAGCGGATGGAAATGAGAACTCCTTCTATTGCTACGGGTCCAGCTCGATTTGATCCTCAACAGTTTTTGCAAAGAGCAACCGCTGCTGGTGTATCGCCAACGGTTGCCATCCCGCTAGGCCAACAGATTCAATCATTTACTAAACCGCAAACAAAGGTTTATAAGCCTGGCGATGTAATCATGGACGAAGTAACTGGGCAGGTGCTGCATACCGTCCCAGAAAAGTCTGAGATGGGCTATATGTCAACAGACCAGGGTATTTTTGCTTATGACAAAAATGCAAAAACACCATCTTTAGTAAAAGTTATGGATGCTGGCGGCAAAGGGTTTACAGGGGAAGCGGCAAATTATGCCCTTAGTGAATATGGCACTAGCGATCCTGCAAAATTAACCCCAAAACAAAGGCAAGACGTTTGGCAGAAAGGTGTTATAGAGTCTAAAAAAGCTGGGGCGACTAATGTTGGGGTTAACGTCCCGACTCAAAGTGAATTTGGCAAAGGTGTTTTTGCTAGCTATCAGGGTATTCAAGAGGCTGCTGGCAATGCAAGAACAACGCTTGGTGTTGTTGGTCAGCTACAAGGATTCCTTGATGCTGGAGTGAAAACAGGTTTTGGGGCCGAATCTAGGGCAACTCTTAATCGAATTGGTCAGGCAATTGATCCTAACTTTAAGGTTCCAGAAACCGCTGGTATTGAGGCTGTTCAGGCGGCTACGGCGCAGCTTGTTTTGCCGCAGGTTAAATCGCTTGGCGCAAATCCAACAGACAAGGATTTGGCGTTTATTGCTAAATCATCGCCGGAATTATCCAAGTCAGTTGAAGGTAATAAACTAATACTCGAAGCATTACGAGTCAAAGCGGAACGGCAACTTGCTGACGCTGATTTCTCTTCAAGATGGGTTCAAGAAAACGAAAAAATTATTGCGTCAAACCCTATCAAAGCCAAGGCTGAACAAGACAGGGCTTTGGAAAACTTTAGGCAAACGTCTCCTGTTTACACAACGTCTGGAGATCAATTAAGGCGCAAGTTTGAAGGGCTTAAATCTGTCGGGTCTGCCGGACTACCTCCAGGCGTAAGAGTTATTAGGGAACGCTAATGAAAACCTACAGCGTCGAGATTCCAGGCCAAGGTCGGTTTCGCGTAGAGTCCGAGCAAGAACTTACGGACGAGCAAGCGTATCAGGCGGCACTAATGCAGGCTCAAAAGGAGCCTCCTACGCAAAGACTTCGTACTGCCGCCCAAGGTTTTACGATGGGAGCATCTGACGAGGCTGAGGCCGCGATTGTTTCTCGATGGACGGGAAGGCCGTACGACGAGGTTCTTAGCGAGATCCGTACAAAGATCAAGGCTTACCAGCAAGCACAGCCCGTTGAATCAACTGGTGCTGAATTGATGGGTGCGGCGGGTATGGGTTTACTAACTGCTCCGCTTACTGGAGGCGCATCTATTCCAATGACGCTAGGACGCGCTGCTGCGCTCAGTGGAGTGCAAGGTGGTATCACTGGATTTGCGTCTGCTGAGGGTGGTATGCAAGAGCGTGGCGCTGGTGCGGTTACCGGAGCGGTTACAGGCGCTGCGCTAGGTCCGATTGCTCAGAAGGGCATGGAAGCTCTTGGATTTACTGCCGACAAGGTTGTCGATTGGGCTAGGCGAAACATAGGTGGTCGAGGAAGCAAGGCTGTCGAAACGGAAATCCAAAGGCTCGCAAGCACTAGCGGCATGACAACAGATGAGATCGTTGATCGTATCGCTAAGGGCGAAATCATGGCAGAAAACGAGACGCTGAGAACAGCGGTTCGTGCGCTGTACTCACAGGGTGGCTCTGCTTCCAATATTCTTAGAGAAGCATTAACGGTCCGACCTGAAGCGTTTAGAAAGTCTGCTCAAAGCATGATGCAGGCAGGATTAACGCCTGGCGTTAATAAGAGCGTGCTTCGCTCCATGAAGATGACTGATGACGCTGCAAGAGCAGCAGAGCGCCAGGCATACAAACAAGCCTTTGAACAAGGCGGGATCATCTCTCCTGAGCTAACACTAGCCTTTGGCGATGCAATCAAAAAAGTTCCTAATGTGGTTGAAAACATCAACCGCAATTACCGAGCAGAAACAGGTAAGAAAAACTTTTTTGAGGTTGTTGATGGCAATGTGAAGTTTGATAAAGGCGCAACACTTGAAGATTTCGAGATTGCAAGAAGGGCTTTGCGCGACGAGGCAGATCAAGCCTATCGAGCAGGGCAGGGGTCTTATGGAGAGATCCTTAAAAACCTTGAGTTAAACATCAAAACAGCACTGGACGCAGCATCTCAACCATTAGCCAAGGCCAGGGCAGGTGCTGCTGCATTGCGTCAAGCAAGAGACGCTTTTAGTGAGGGCAGGAAAGCTCTTACGAAAAGCGCAGACCAGGTTGATTTGGAAGTTCAGGGACTAAACGCACAGCAATTGCAAGCATATCGCTCTGGCGTTATGGACTCATTCCGCAACAAGTTCACAACTGGGCAACGCAAGTCTTTGATGACTACACTTGCAGACCCTGAGAGCAAAGAAGCAAAGATCTTAAGGTCTGTATACCCTCAAGATTCGCTTTCCGACTTGATGAAGAAGATTGATCTTGCGTCTCAATCTCAAAAAACAGCCACTTCGGTTCTTGGTGGATCTCAAACTGCTCCTAGCCTGTTACAGGCTCAAAAAGTTGGTTCTAACGTTTCTGCTCAGGAGATGGTTTCGGCTATGAGCGGAGATCCCTTCGCTTTATTGAACGTAACCCGTAAAATCCTGAGTAGCAAAACTCAAAATCTTTCCGAGCCTGATCGTGAGCGTGTTGCAAAGATTTTGGTTGAAACAGACCCAACTCTTGTTAGAAGGGCGTTACAGGACGATAGCGTGATGGCAGATTTACAGCGTAGGGTCGGTCAAATTATGGGCGGCACTGCGGTAGGCGCAAGAAGCGCAGGGGCGTATGGCGCTGGGGCTTATTTAACCCCATCGTTGCTAGCGGAGTAATCATGGCAAAGACAAAGATTTCCGAGTTCTCCTCAACTCCAGGCAACAACACCGATATTGATGGTATCGACATTGCCGAGGGTTGTGCGCCTAGTAACATCAACAATGCCATTCGGGAGTTGATGAGCCAGCTTAAGAACCAGCAGGCGGGGCTCGATGGCGATACCTTCACAACGAACGATGTACTTACGGTTTCTGGTGTTACGGCTAACGCTGGCCGTGTCCGACTAGGTGAAGATGCAGACAACGGGTCTAGTTACACCGAGCTACGCTCTGCTGCTTCTTTAGCGTCTAATGTCACGTTTGTTCTTCCCTCTGCTGATGGTGCGGCTAACACGGTCTTAAGCACAGACGGGTCAGGAAATCTCTCTTTTGGTGCTGTAACGGGTACGGGTGATGTTGTAAGAGCGACCTCTCCGACGCTAGTAACGCCAAGTCTTGGCACACCTTCGTCACTTACCCTCACCAACGCTACAGGCCTACCTATCGTTGCAGGCACGACAGGAAACCTTACGGTAGCACGAGGCGGTACTGGTGCGGCAACAGCGGCAGACGCAAGAACCAACTTAGGGGTTACTGAGACAGGCCAGGATACAACCTATGCCTTTAGGTCTAACAACCTCTCTGATCTTTCTTCTGCCTCGTCTGCTCGCACAAACCTTGGTCTAGGAACGATTGCAACACAGTCCGCTGCTAGCGTTTCTATTACAGGCGGTTCGATTACAGGCATTACCGATCTAGCGGTGGCTGACGGTGGTACTGGCGCATCTAATGCAACGGACGCAAGAACCAACTTAGGCGTTACGGCTACAGGTCAGGACACGACTTATGCTTATCGTGCGAACAACCTCTCAGATTTAGCCTCTGCGTCTACAGCGAGAACGAATCTTGGTCTCGGAGACATGGCTACGCAAGCCTCTAACTCGGTATCCATCTCTGGGGGCTCGATAACTGGGATTACAGACCTTGCTGTAGCTGATGGTGGTACAGGTGCATCCAACATCACTGATGCCCGTACGAACCTCGGAGTGCCCTCTACGACGGGTTCTGGTGCTACAGGAACCTGGAACATCGACATCCTTGGTTCTGCTGGTAGTGCAACCTCTGCGACTTCAGCGACAACCGCAACAAACCTATCTGGCGGTGCTGCCAACCGTCTAGCCGTACAGACTGCGGCTGATACGACAGGCTTTGTGACAGCACCTTCTAGCTCAGGGACATACCTCTCATGGAATGGGACTTCCTTAACCTGGGCGACTCCAGCGGGAACGGGTGACGTTGTAGGCCCATCCTCTGCGACTGCAAACCAGATCGCATTGTTTGACGGAACGACAGGTAAGCTAGTCAAAGCAGCCTCTACAACGGGCGTATTGAAGGCTGTAAGCGGTGTTATCTACGCAGCGACATCAGGCACAGACTACGCCCCTGCAACGTCAGGGACGGGCATTCTTAAGGGCGATGGTTCAGGAGCATTTGCTACCGCATCGTCTGGTATTGACTATGCTCCTGCAACAACCGGCACAGCGATCCTAAAGGGTAACAACGCAGGTGGCTTTGCAAATGCCGTATCCGGCACAGACTACGTTCCGATCAACGGAACTGGTGCGACAGGAACATGGTCGATCTCGATCTCAGGTGTAGCTAATAGCGCGACAAGTGCAACAAGTGCGACAACCGCGACCAATCTTGCTAGCGGTGGGACAAACCAGATCCCTTACCAGACAGGATCGGGAACGACGAGTTTCATTGCAGGCCCAACAGTAAGTTCTACTTACCTATCTTGGAATGGCTCAGGCTTTGTTTGGGCTGCTGCAAGCGGAGGAGGCGGAACTACAACCAATGCAGCAACCTTTAACAACTCTGGGTCCGGTGATTCTTCTGGGATTACTTTCGACGGGTCTGCCGCCAGGACGATTAGCTACAACACGATAGGCGCACCGTCTACAACAGGAACCAATGCTTCTGGTTCATGGGGTATTTCGGTTACTGGAACTGCTGCAAATGTTGCAGGCGGTGCTGCTAACAAACTGCTCTATCAGTCTGGGTCAAATACAACCGCATTTGCAGACGCTCCTGTTAGCTCAGGTACTTACCTAAAGTGGAACGGGACAGCATTTGCCTGGGATACGCCTTCAGGTTCTGGTGATGTTGTAGGCCCATCTTCTGCAACAGACGGTCAGATAGTGCTTTTTGATAGCACGACCGGCAAGTTAATTAAGGCTGGCACAACTTCCGGCATCTTAAAAGCATCTTCAGGAGTTGTTTCTGCTGCCACATCGGGAACTGACTACGCACCTGCCACATCGGGTACGTCGATCCTAAAAGGCAATGGTTCTGGTGGGTTTAGTAACGCAGCGTCAGGGACGGACTACGCTCCTGCGACAACAGGCACATCTTCTCAGTTGTTAGGTAGTGATGGTTCTGGAGCGTTTTCTAACGTCACAGTAGGATCAGGTCTTAGTTACTCTGCTGGAACCCTGTCTGCGACGGGTGGTGGTGCGGGTGGGCCTATCTTAGAATCGCAGATAGAAATTTCTTCTAACGTGACATTAACGAGCAATACGAACGGTTTGTCGGTCAGTCCGGTGACTGTTGCAGCGGGGTATGCTGTGACGGTTCCAGATGGTCAATCTTGGATGGTCTTAGGATAAGCTATGAGCAAAATCAAACTTCAGGGTAACGCATCTGGGACGGGAACCACAACCGTTCAATCTGCAAACACCTCATCGAACACAACCTTCACGATACCAGGAACAGACGGTACTGCTGGTCAGTTCTTGTCTACCGACGGTTCCGGTAACTTATCGTTCGCTACGGGACTAACGTCAGGTGGTGCGCTAGGTACACCATCGTCAGGTACGCTAACAAACTGTACAGGCTTGCCAGTAGGGGGTGTATCGGGTCTAGGTTCTAATGTAGCAACCTTCCTAGCCACACCATCATCTTCTAACCTAGCGGCAGCGGTGACTGATGAGACAGGCTCAGGCTCGTTAGTTTTTGCTACATCGCCAACGCTTGTAACACCTGTGCTGGGAACACCTACATCAGGAACCCTAAGCAACTGTACGGTAGACGGTACTAACAAGGTTGGCTATATCAACGCACCGCAAAGTACCAATACAACATTGGCACTAACCGATCAAGGTAAACATGTTTACTTTACCGGCGGTTCTACCGCTACGTTAAGCGTTCCTACCAATGCGTCTGTAGCTTTCCCAACGGGTACAACGATTCTTGTTGTCAACAACAACTCAGGTAACTTAACGATTCAAAACGCTACATCTGGTGTGACATTTCAGTTAGCCAACGGAGCAACCGGCAATCGCACCGTAGCAACTAAAGGAATGGCTACATTGCTATATGTAGGCTCGGATACGTGGTATGTCTCTGGTGCAGGAGTGACCTAATATGGCTGGTGCATTAAGTGCAATGATTGCTGCTGCCTTCTCTGGAGGAGGCGGCGGTGGTGGCTACACCGTCATCCAAACCTTTACGGCTACCTCAACGTGGACTTGCCCTACTGGTGTTACAGAGGTTGAGTATTTGGTTGTGGCTGGTGGGGGTGCTTCTACCGGTTCTCGCGGGGGTGGTGGAGGTGCTGGAGGGTTTATAACAGGCACAAGCGCATCCGTATCTGGTGGAACAGAATACACAATTACAGTTGGAGCTGGCGGCGCGGGAGGCTCTGGTTCATCAAACGCTTCTGCAAGTCAGGACGGGTCTTTGTCATCTATTGTTGGCGGATCAAGCCCATCTCCTTTTGCTTCGCCTGGGGTTGTTTCTACAGGTGGTGGAGCAGGTAATAGTGCTGGAAATAACGGTAGAAGTGGCGGCAGTGGCGGTGGCGGTGGCGGAGCGCAATTTGCAGTAAATGGTGGCACCGGTGGTACTGGCGTTGCTGGCCCTCCAAGACAAGGTTATGACGGTGGTACAGGTAATACTCAAAATAGCGATGGTGCTGGTGCTGCTGGTGGTGGTGGTGGTGCGGGTGGTGCGGGGGCTAACGGTACAAGAACTCCAAGTATCGCTGCTGGGGATGGGGGTGTAGCGCAAACATCTGCTATAACGGGATCAACCGTTTACTACGCTGGCGGCGGCGGTGGGGGCGCAGGATCAACTGGCCCTGCTGGTCTTGGTGGTGGCACATCAACAACGGCAAACAAAGGTGGCGGCGGTAACGGTGCTGCTGGCATCCCTAGCACTCAGTTGGCTGGTACGTCAGGAACTGCTAACACTGGCGGTGGTGGCGGTGGCGGGAGTAACTACAACACAACAACCGTTACACAAGCCTCCGGCGGCTCCGGTATCGTAATCCTAAAGTACACCGTACCTAGCCAAACCGTCTTCGTATTCAAAGGCACGACTAAGTGGACATGTCCTACGGGTGTGACCTCTGTTGACTACCTTGTGGTTGGTGGTGGTGGAGGTGGTGGAGCAGGGGTTAGCGCAAACTCAAATGGAGGAGGCGGAGGTGCAGGCGGTTTTAGAACAGGGACAGGATTGGCTGTTACAGCAGGAAATCCTTTAACCATCACAGTTGGAGCAGGGCAACCATCTAATACAAACGGCATTAATTCTTCAATAGCCGGAGCAGATACTCCTTACGCAACAATTACAGCCACCGGAGGCGGCAAAGGTGGAACATCACAAGGAGCTGGTAGCAGCGGAGGTTCTGGTGGCGGCGGTTCTGCTGGCGGGCCTTCTGGCGGGAATGGTGGGGCGGGAAATACGCCTGCGTCTTCTTCTCCCCCAGACTCTAATGCAACTCAGGGCAGCACGGGCGGGAATGGTTTAGTAAGTGGCGGTTCAGCTTATGCAGGCGGCGGCGGGGGTGCTGGAGGTGCTGGAGGTGCTGGCAGTAGTTCTCCAGCGCAGGGTGGGAATGGTGGCTCTGGATCAACATCTTCTATTTCAGGCTCAACTGTAACGTATTCAGGAGGCGGTGGCGGCTCAGGAACTACAACAAGCGGTTCTGGCGGCTCAAGTATTGGTGGTGCAGGAAGCCCTAGCGGAGCGGGAAGCAATGCTCCAAACGCAAATACAGGAAGCGGCGGCGGCGGCGGTTTTAATACTGGATCGGCTGCTGGTGGTTCTGGAAGCTCCGGTATCGTAATCATCAAAATCAATCAATAACATGACTACAAAAGTTTATAAATTCCTAGGCATCGACACAGCCATGCACCTACTACGTCCGGGAGCGAAGTGGGAAATCTCTAACAACGTATTCACACGCTGGGATGATCCTCGGCCCTGTCCGAGCATTGAAGAGGTGTACTGGGTTATCGACAAGATCAGAGAGTTTGAGGACAGCATCCCTACGATCTACACCGACGAGCAGTTAAAAGAGATGGGCATAGCCAAAGAGGAGTTCGAGCGTGCAGTTGCATAACTTATTCCCCATCCCTGTTGGCTTTGCAGAGCTTGGCAGACCTCTGAGCGATGAGGAATTGTTCTTCATCCGTGAGCTTGAGACAAGACCTAATCAGGGAAACACAACTAGCACTGATAACTTCGTACTTCGCAGCCCTGTGCTGACGAACCTAAGATCGTTCATAGAGGATGCTGTAGGCGAATACTTTAAGTCCACAGTCAATCCTAAGCACAACGTATCCTTAAGAGTCACGCAAAGCTGGTGCAACTATTCAGAGCAAGGTCAGTATCACCACAAACACGCTCATCCAAATAGCTACATCTCAGGTGTGTTCTATGTGCAGACCAACCCTGATGACAGGATTTACTTCTACAAAGATGGCTGGCAGCAGATCAAGTTTCCTCCCGACCAGTGGAACCCGTATAACTCTGAGAGTTGGTGGTTTGAGGCTTATGCAGGCAGACTGATTCTCTTTCCTTCTTCACTGACGCATATGGTTCCTGAAGTAAAGGGCGAGGACACAAGAATCTCACTTAGTTTTAATACCTTTCCCGTGGGTGTCGTAGGGGAAGAGATGGATTTAACCGGACTTAGGCTGGAGGCGTAATGGCTCACTTCGCAAAGATTGACGAAAACAACATCGTCACGCAGGTTGTCGTAGTAGACAACAAAGATACTTCAGACGCTAGCGGTGTTGAGAAAGAACACATCGGTGCTGCCCATCTAGAGAAGATTCTCGGTGGAACGTGGAAGCAGACAAGTTATAACGGCAACATGCGTAAGAACTACGCAGGGATTGGTTATACCTACCGAGCAGACATTGACGCATTTGTTCCTCCGCAGCCCTTTGCTAGCTGGCTTCTGAACGCTGATGCTCAGTGGGAGGCTCCAGTAGCGATGCCCACAGACGGTAAGATGTATGCGTGGGATGAAGAAGCAGTCAATTGGGTAGAGGTCAATAATGGCTAACGTCCTTAATGCAGCTACCGCTGGAACCTCCATTACGTCTGACAACACAGACATCCTAGAGATCAAGACAGCAGGTACTACAGCACTTACAATCTCTGCTGCACAAGCAGCAACCTTTGCTAAACAATTAGCACTAGCCTCTACATCGTCGCAGATCGGTGCAAAGCTACAAGGCGTGGTTGAGACCATCACAGTCTCTGCCACAGCAGCAACAGGCACGATTAACTTTGACACGACAACTCAAGGTGTCTTGTACTACACAACGAATGCCTCTGGGAACTTTACAGTTAACTTCCGAGCATCTTCTGGTACTTCGTTGAATACTGCAATGGCTACGGGAGAAGTCTTAACCTGCGCCTTTCTGGTGACCAATGGAAGCACTGCTTACTACAACTCTGCCGTACAAGTAGATGGTTCGTCAGTCACTCCTAAATGGCTAGGTGGTACTGCTCCTAGTGCGGGTAACGCTAGTTCTATAGACGTTTACTCTTACTCCATCATCAAGACAGGATCAGCAGCGTTCACGGTCTTGGCTTCACAGACAAAGTTTGCATAATGCCTATCATCCAATCATTAGGTAGCGCCTCTGCCCAAGGATTTGGATCGTTCGGTATTGGCACAAGGACGCAAGGCCCAACAGCGATTGGTGAGTTTTGGCAGGGTGGGTACTACGCAGGTCAGATAGCCTTTGGTGGTAACACTTACTATCTTTTAGTTTCTCCTGCCGCTTCAGGACAGTCACAAAAACTATGGGCTACAACGCCATTGCAAACATCTTTAGGTTTATCGACCTATGATGGGGCAACTAATACGTCTGAGCTGGACTCAGCGACATTTCCTGCTGCTCAATGGTGTGCTGGTCTAACGATTAATGGGTACTCGGATTGGTATCTGCCTGCGCTTTATGAGTTAGAGATTTGTTATTACAACCTAAAGCCAACGACTGACAATAACGTAACAACTGTAGGCTCCAATCCTTATGCAGTGCCTGCGAGAGGTTCTAACTACACAACAAGCGTTCCAGGCCAAACTTCTGTAGTAGCTTTCAGAGAGGGCAATTCCGAGGCTTTTGCATCGGGGTCTGGGCAGCGTACATGGACAAGTACCAATCCAAGTTCTACGTCAACATCGGCTAGGCGCATTTCAATGGATGATGGTACTCAAGCCATCAATGATAAAGATTTGAGTTACTACGTCAGAGCTATTCGTAAAGTCCTAGCGTGAGGTTGTCATGTCTCCGGAACAAAAGTCAGATGTACTTACAGAAGTTGTAAAAGCGACACCTCCTGTAGTCATTACAACCGCTGTAACTGTAGGTGGACTGACATTAAACGAATGGGTAGCAGTTGCTACCTTGCTCTACATTGTGTTACAGTCCGGCTGGCTTGTCTGGAAATGGTTCCATGCCATAAAAGATAAGAAGAATGAAGCACAATCTTCCGATAGTTAAAGTAGTTTGGGAAGATGCCTGCCACGACACTCTGGGATGGGGTGATAGCCCAGAGAAAGCCAGGGAATTTCAGGTTCCGCTTGTTGTTTCTGTAGGGTTCTTGATTGCAGAAACCAAGCAGGGCGTGAAAATTTGTCAGTCATTGACTGACGACGCAATTGCTCAGTCTTTGGTCATTCCGAGAAAGATGATCCAGAGCATTGAGCGCGGAGCTTGGCGTGAGAAAAAAGTCCGAGGATGAAGAGTTTATCCGAGTCTGGCAAGAGTTAGGTAGCCCAACAAAAATTGCAGATCGTCTAGGGGTCAACGTTAGAAACGTCTACGAACGACGACGGACAATCGAGAAAACCCACAATATCCTGCTGCCAACTAAAGACGGTCGTTTCACCATACCTGAGAATCGCAGGCGAGCAACCCTAGAAACCGAAGGTTATGTCCTTGTTTTCTCTGACGCTCACTTCATGCCTGGAGAGCCCTCTGTGGGATTCAAAGCCCTCCTAAAACTTATCAAGACCTTAAAGCCTAAAGCGGTCATTGCAAACGGCGACATCCTCGATGGCGGGACTATAAGCAAATATGGCGCGATGGATTGGGAACCCGTTACAAACCTTCGTGACGAACTTGAAGCAGTCCAGTGGCATATGGATCAAATCGTCAAGGCGTGTAAGGGTCTAGGAACCTTCTTACATCGAACAACGGGCAACCATGACATCCGGTTTGACAAGCGGTTAGCAGGCGCGGTTCCTGAGTACAGAGGGATCGGTGGGACGTGTCTCAAAGATCACATTCCCGAATGGTCTGTAAGTTGGTCGGTCATGGTTAATGACCTTTGCATGATTAAACATAGACTTCAGCACGGTGGTATCCACTCAGGATATAACAACACCTTAAAGGCTGGGATCTCGACTGTCTCAGGGCATACCCATCTTTTAGAGGTCAAGGGCTGGGGCGACTATCGAGGAAGAAGGTACGGAGTCTCAACAGGGATGCTAGCCGATCCTGACGGAAACCAGTTTGCTTACCTTGAGGACAATCCGGTTCCCTGGTGTTCAGGGTTCGCTGTCTTGTGTTTCAGAGATGGTTTACTCTTACCTCCTGAACTCGTCGAGGTTATCGAGGGCACTGCTTACTTTAGGGGTCAAGCTGTTGGCTAACTTTGAACAAGCGTACGACAAAATGATGGAGGACGAGGGGGGTTATGTTCTCCACGAGGTTAAAGGAGATCGTGGCGGTCAGACCTATGCGGGTATTGCTCGCAAGATGCACCCAAAGTGGGAGGGCTGGCAGCATATCGACTACCAGGAAACGCCTCCAACACAGTTAGTCCGAGACTTCTACAAAGCGAACTTTTGGGACAAGATCAAAGGCGATGACTTAACGCACGACGTTATAGCCTCTTCCATCTTTAACTTTGCTGTCAACGCTGGCGTTCCGGTGTCCATCAAACTTGCCCAGATATGCGTCAAAACGGCCCCAGACGGCGTGATCGGGCCTAAGACCATATCAGCACTCAACCAATCAAATCCTGAGCTCTTCGTGGCTTATTTCGCGCTTGCAAAGATCGCTCGTTATCGTGACATTGTGACGCGAGATAGAAGCCAACTGAAGTTCCTCCTTGGTTGGATCAACAGGACGCTCAAGTTATGAATTTTCTCGGCATTGGCTCAGTCATTGAGTCCGTTGGCAAGGTTGCTAGCGATCTGATAACGACCGATAAAGAGCGCATGGAGCTCGAGCTCGAGGCCAAGCGTATCGACCAAGCGATAGACCTCGGTCAGATGGAAGTGAATAAGGTCGAGGCTGCTAATCAGAATATGTTCGTTGCTGGCTGGAGGCCGGCTATCGGTTGGGTTGGGGCGGGTGCGATGTTCTACCAGTTTCTTTTGTACCCTCTTTTGGTCTGGGCATGGACTTGGATGCAGGCAGAACAGATCGTTCCGCAAGAAGTAAAGCCTCCTCCTATGCTGGATACCGACGCTCTGTGGGTTATTTTGAGCGGGATGCTTGGGATTGCTGGCATGAGAAGTTTTGAACGCGTTAAGGGTGTAGTGCCGCCTGCAAGGTCTTAACTATAAATTGCGTTTAGATATGTGTTGCGCGGTGACTTCGTCCCTGACCATTTGCCCAATCTTGTCTCCGTGAACCCTGTCTATCTTCTCGATAATTGGGAGTCTTTTAGTCCTAGGAAGTTTTAGGATCATCTTCGCCCAATCCTGAACGACAAACGGCAGCGCTTTCTCATACGCTGCCGCGATCTCCTCAACGTCCGAAGATTTAACTTGCTTGATAAGGTTGATCCACGATGCCACGGATCGACCATTCCTTAAACGCTTTGTGTTTAGCCATCGTCTCTGGACACTCGGTGCTTGGAGGAATCCATCCGTACTCCCTCCATATTTCTTCGACGGGCCTGAACCGCTCTTTCCTCGTTTGATTCTCGATTAACTCTTTCCAGTTGCTCATAGTAGTTCCTTCGGCCACGCATGAGTAGCAGCCGCGTAAGGAGTGCCTGGCCGTGGTGCATGATAGAACCTCCTCTTTTCAAAGTCCTTCTCTTTCCAAAACGCACTGGGATTCTCACTCTCGATGGTCTTAATTGCCTTTTCAAGGGCCGGAGAATCATCGGTTATGAGCTTAGGTCTGATGATATAAGCCTGCCTCAACAGGCTCTGGTGTTTGCTCAGGTGCATGTTTGTCTCCTCAGAACGGTACGTCATCGTCATTTTTTACGGGTTTCGCTTCTCCATCCTTTTGTTGGAACTTCAGACCAAGATACTTTCCATCAGATCCTTCGTTAATCCAGCCTGATACCCAGTAGTCAATCCCTCCGATAGTCGCGCTCCCTCTGTAATCAGGGTGAGCGTCTTTTTCTTTTTTCTTGTTCTTGCTAATACTTCCGGTTAGTTCTTTTGGCATAGCGATTTCTCCATTTCTGACACCTCGGCTAGAAAGTTCGTGAGTTGTAGCTCAATGATCTTGAACTCCTCTGGCTTTGGTTCATATCTGACAATGAATAACTGCAAGTGATCGGGAAGCCTTGGGTCGAAACTTACAAAGTCGCACCATGTTTTACCTGTCACAAGCATTTGAGTGAGCATTTGGCTTTTGTACTTAGTGGGAACCTCCTTTGCTAATAAGTAATCAACGTGAGTGTTTGAGTTAGGACACTTGATCTCAATCAGACCTGAGCCTACAAACCCATCAGGAGAGGCTCCAAGCCATTCTATGCTCTTGTGCTTGTGAAAGCCTGTCTGCTCCACAATCGAGCCTGTATGCTGCTCATAAGCGACTCTAGCGATAGGCTCTTGCTCTGTACCCCACTGCATGGCAGCGTTCGTGAAGGAATCGGTCTGTAAGCCCGTTAAACGCTCTGTGACGAGCTGGATTGCATAGTTCCGTCTAGTAGCCGTACCTTGCTTTGCAATCGCGTCTGAAGCCCTAGAAGCCGTTACATGGCCTAGTCTTGCTTTGTACCAATCTTCAGTTCTTTGTTCCATTTTGCACCTTTAACCATCCTCGTTCGATCATTGCCTGCATCGTGTTGATATACGCTTGGTTCCAGAAGTCTCTCCGTTCTTCACGAGACATATCCTTTCCCTGGTCTAAGTATGTGTGACAACGAAAGCACAGGGATGCTACTAAAGCATCAGACACTTTTATTCCCATGCCTTTTCCTTGGTTCCTGTGTGCAGCTACTACAGTCCCATCTTCGCAAAAACACGATCCGCAAGGGATATGCCTGCAAGCCTCAAGCAGCTTTTTGTTTATGTACATTGATCTTCCTTAAGTCTAGTTCAGCGTCTTTCATCTCATCAGTCCAGATCAAGCCTTTCTCCAACGCGTACTGGAGGAGTTGTTCCACAAGATCAGAGAATTCAGAGACCGTGAGAGAAGCGGTAGAAGGCTCAATCTCTTTCACTTGGCCGCCAGGAAGGTCTACGATCCGAGTTGGCAGAAATCTTGTCTTAGCCCACTCGTGCCAGATGTCCTGTGTGTATTCCTGGTTCATAAGTTGTTCGGAACACGCAGTAAGGATGGCCCAATAAAACCGATTCTGAGCCGCTGTGCGAGGAGGTTTGGTAATAGTTACCATGTAACCCAATTCAGCGTCTTGTAGAGCCTCTACAGCCCTCCTACGTTCATTCTCAGTCGTTAAAATCAGTCGCATTTTGTCTCCACCAGGTGTAGTTGAACCTGAACGCTCTTTTTGCCATGTCCTGGAACTTGTTTGTGTGATCGTCGTACATAGCCTCCAAGAGTCTCCTTCTAAATACTGGACCGTTTACGTCTAACCACATCAGCCAAGAATCAACGTCAGCTTCCTTGCCGTTCCCGATTAAAAACCTCATCGCGGTGATTGACTCGGTACTTGGCTTTTTTGCATACGGAGCACGACAGGCATCTTCAACTGCCAGGTTGATGACCGACCACAAGAGTTTCTTGCAGCGGTCAGTCTGGATGTCGTCGATCAAGTCTTCTTCAAAGCGGTCTAGGTTCATTTGACTTCCGTAAGTGCTTTCTTCTTGGCTTCGTAAACAGCGACGAGTTCTTTTATTTCTGGCTTGTCTTTCATAGCTTTGTAGGCCGGAGAGAACTCTGCTTTTAACGTGTCTAATGACTCTGCCGCCTCAAGTTTTGCCTTGTAGGCCTCAAGCTCATCGACCTTTTCCTCGCTAGGAAGATCCTCTCCAGCATAGATATACAAACCGATGCCGTGTAAAGCTATTGCCTTTGCTAAACACCTTTGCATAGCCGTATTGACTGCAAAAGCATCAGGATTAGAGATCGCCTTGTTTCTGTGGTCCATAACCGGAAGTTGGGCAGTGCGAGAAACTCCAAATGCTTTGACCTCGCAGAACACCATGACCGTCTCGTTCCACATTTGGTGAGGCTTGTACTCCCACGTAGCACTCGGATCGTTGAGCAAAAGTTGCTCTACAGCCCAAGCCCAGGATAGATACGAGAGGTTGTTCTTCTTCTCGATCTTGCTGTTGACGTTGATTTTGTTTAACTCAGCGAATTTCATGTTTAGCTCCTTTACTTTATGAACAGGAAGAGCAGTGTTCCGTAGCAAATCCCCAATAGCGCGCATAGTGCCCAGTCACTCCTCGTCGGCTTGTACTTCGTCAAGTTCAAATTCCTGTTGTTCCAACTGTTGTTGGTAGTCATTTTGTTCCTTCTCGCGGTCGTATTCGTAAAGTTTTCTGTCAAGCCAAGCATCGTAATCAACGCTCATGCAGCCTCCAGGTATTTGTTAAGTTCGTCTCTAAGTTGCGTTGCTTGTTCTTTGTTGAGAGCTATGCTTGCGTGTGCTTTCATATGCCAGATAGAAATCCAAATGTCTTGCTCGTAGTCGCTGATACACAATCTTTCGTAGTCTGCTGTTTTGATCTGTACGTCCATGTTGGCTCCTTGTTGTGATGGAGTAATCTTAGGCTCGATAAACCTTTAAGACTGTCGTCACGATGACAATCTCTGCCACTGACACCAAGAAAACACGCCGTTCGTCGGTTAGTCCTACTCAGAGGTCTCTATCCTTACTGAGAGATCGAGGTTATTTATGTCAAATAGTCGAGCACTGGAATCCTTGGGCTCGTATTCGACAAGACCTTTTCAGTATTGGAGACATCCTTTGCCTCAGAGACGAAGAGACGCTGCTAGTTCAGACAACGAGCAGGGCCAATATCAACGCTAGGGTGAAGAAGATTGCAGAGTGTGAGCATCTTCCGGCTATCTTGAGAGCAGGCTGGAAGATAGAGGTTCATGGCTGGGCAAAGCTAAAAGAGGGATGGGTTTGCAAAATAATAGAGCTATAATGCTGCTATAGTTGTACGGCAAGGGATACCCCGACGGGGGGAAAAGTGGTCTCATCACCCACCTGCCCTTTGCATCTTTCAGTGATGACTAACCTTGATGGGGTTTTTATGCACTACTACCAACACCATATCGGTGACTTCATAAAAGACACTTCATTCCTGACCAACGAAGAGGTTGGGATTTACATGAAGCTGCTCTGGCTTTACTACGACACAGAAAAACCTTTGCCAGACTCGTTGTTTGAGCTTTCCATGAAAGTCAATGGGCGAGATAAAGAGCAGGTGATCTCAGGGCTTCTAAATATGTTCTTCACGCTTGAAGAAGGAAGCTGGCATCACAAGCGATGCGATAGAGAGATAGGACACTATCATCAGCAGCTAGAGTCTGCTTCTAAGGCTGGAAAAGCATCGGCCGCTAAACGAGCGATGAACAAGCGTTCAACGGGCGTTCAACAGCCGTTCAACGAGCGTTCAACGACCGAGCAACCAACCAATAACCAACAACCAATAACCAATAACCAACAACCAACTATAAATACACGCTCGGCAAGCTCGCTTCGTCCTAGTGACGTTAGCGAATCTGTTTGGGATGACTTTCTTGCTATCAGAAAGGCCAAGAAGTCACCGCTTACCGAAACTGCGCTGAAAGGTATTAGGCGAG